CTCTTAAGCTTCTGATCGCCAACGATCAGCGCGTCCTGCGGGGAGAGCAACTGAAATGCGGTAGTAGCCATTAAGCTTTACCTCCAAAGATTTGTTCCCAAGTCACCTTGGGAGCGTCGTCGCTGTCTGCAACGACCATTTGTTTCGGCTGCTTAGGCTGGCTTGAGCGGGCTACGAACGCATCGTAGGTAGCCTCATCCCAGTCAGTGATCGGCAGCACATTGACTTCGACGCCAGCCTTGATAAGCGCGGGCGCACGAAGCGTGTAAGTCTCGTACTTGCCCAATGCCTTAGCCAGTTCAGCGTTCTTGGCATCCAGTTCATCCTGCGCGGTCTTGATGGCTGCTTCCATGTCAGCAACCTTCTGCTCGTAGGATGAAACAGACGCTTCGAGTTCTACTGTCTTGGCTTCGGCCAAAGCAAGTGCGTCTTGCAACGCCTTCACTTCTGCTTCAGTCATGTCTGTCTCCTTGTAATTTTCTTCTTCCGCGACCAGGAAGAACTGTCCACCGTGGAAGCCCGTATTGCTTCCAGCGGGATTTGGAACCAATGCCGTACCTACCGCACGAAGGCCCCTGTGGAGCCTGCTAACGTTGTCACCCAAGCCTCCCAAGAGGCGACCCTTGAGATGACCGCAGTAGGTAGTTTCGTCGTTGTGCCATGAGCCACAGACCGAACAGCCGACCTGTTCACCCACGGCTTCAATCGACGGTTTTCTTTGACCTTCGATGGTTTGACGCACCAGGGAGGGATGACGGCCTGACCACATTGTGCCGTCCACGAAAACATAATCACCAGAAGCATCTCCACCAGTTACAGTAGCAACGTATCCCCTGCTCATTACCCCGAAGATATGCGGCGTCCCGCCACGCTTAGGGTGACGGTCTGTAACGGGCATACCGTCCACGCTGTCAGCGATCTCAGCCAGGTTGTCCCGGCTAAGCAAGTCGCCGTTCTTGTTTCGTTCAGCTTTGGCGATTGCCAGCTTCTTGAACTTGATAGCGCGAACGTGCCGGGACTTGCCCTCGCCGTAGACATAGGCTTCGTCACCTTCGTCTAGGTAGTCGTATTCTATTTCAGGCTCAGGGAAGTCCGCGAAGATCATGGCAACATCCGGCGTGACTTCCATCTCGTCGGGGTTGTCATCAAGGTCTTCAGTTTCAGTTTCTTGTTCGACAATCAGTTCATCTTCAGGCACGGGCGTTCTCGCTGTTTTGTTCGGCGTGCTCTGGGTCCATGTCAGGACCAGAGGGGCGACCCTGTGACTGCTGGCTAGTAGTCTGTCCATAAGGTCCAACCTGACCAAAGGACGGGTACGGATAGATCACTTTACCCTCACCCCTCATGGGCATTTCCCTTTCCAGCTTAGTCATCTCAACTTCAGGATCATATCCCAGCTTTTGTAGGGCTGTATGGACCGAAAGCCCACCGTAATTCAAGAGAGGCGCAATACCCTTCAGGGCCGCAGCCTGTGAGATCAGGGGTTCAATGTAACCCAGAGTAGGCGGTCCCTTAGAAGCTAGGTCAGGACGCTCAAGTGTCACCCATTGGTTCGCGCACCAGAGGGCCAGCTTGCAATTGGCACGAAGGTCGGCGTTCAGCCGGGATAGGGCTACGGCTACCATAACCTCAAGGTCTGTGTCGTCGCCGCCAGCATCGCCGCCGGAAAGCACCATTGACATACCCATCGAGAAGAACAGGCGCTTGGTCATTCTCATCCAAGTGTCATTGGCAAGTAGTTCGTCAATGCTACCGGGAATGACATGCTCAACGGATTGCAATGAACTTGACCACACTAGATCATACGTTCTAGCCGTGTCGTTGGCCGCAAGCTCACGCTGCAACTTGGCAAGCTCACCGCCCTGCGGTCGGTCAATGCGCCACACCCTGATTTGTGTCTTAAGGCCGTCAATCGTGTGTCTGGTCAACTCACCCAGAGACAGACGATCCGTAAACGCTTCCCATGCACCGATAGCCTTGGGAATGGCGTAGCGCTTGAAGCTTGGTTTCTTTTCGTGACGGTGGTAAATGCGGTCGGGGTCAATGATAATGGCGCTAGGCTCGCCGTTGGGATTGAACTCAGGCCACTCGTTCCACTCGTTCCTTTCCCACATGAGGCCCATTGAGTGAAAGTCTTTACGGGTAGCGGGATCGAAGTAGGCGTAAGGTCTACCGCCTACGGCAAGCTGTCTACCGACGGCAACACGCTTGGGGTTAAGAGCCAAGAATGATACTTGATCGTTCACCAGGGCGCTAACCGGGTATGCTTGTCCGTAAGTCTTCTCGGTGAGCCAAGTGTCTTCAATCAGGCTGTCAATATCAATGCGCCTAAAGAAGTCCTGGTACTCTTGCTGTACGCCCTTGTCCCTGTGGCTGACTGTCAGCCCCCCGCTTGCCAAGTCAATCTGTGCGTCAATCCCCTCTTGCACATCCCCGTTCCTGTCCAGCATTTTCTCACTGGCAACCATCATGCGGTAAATCGTAGGATCAATGAAAACTTCCAGCGTCTTCGTGCTGACGCCGACAAACGGTGAAGCCGCTTCGGCGGCGATTAGCTGCGCGCCAACGCCAGAACCCATGTCGGCATAGAATTTGTTTACTGGGTCAGACGCCACAAAGGCACGTTGAACAACACCGCCGAAATCATCGGCAGTCAAGGGGGCAGACGGAGTGCGCCAACGGTCAAACAATCCCATAGTATCAGTCAGTAACCAACAATAACCCACAACGGAAGGACACGACATAAGTCTAGCACACGCGTTCTAAAAAGTCAAGTACCAAGAGGGGGCAAAATTTAAGGTTCGTACCCCCTTGACAAACAGACAAACTTGTGCTTGTAACTAAAGTTATGTAAATCTAGGGACGCTAGAAAATTTAAGGTTAAACGAGGCGTTTACCCCCTTGACAGCAAGGTGTAAGTGTGGTAATATGGTAGTGTATTGAAAGATACAGGCTGTCGCAAGCCTAGCGCACGAGAAGTAGAAATCCCGTTTTGTTCGTGTGCCTTTGCCATAGGCGTTTCTACTTCACGCCAATTGCGACGGCACAAGGCCCACGAACAAGCCGGGATTTTTGTTACCTAGCTCTCATGTTCCAGCGGAATGGATGTTGGGCTGTCAACCCATCGACCGGGGTTCAACTCCCCGTGGGAGCGCCTCGTAGCAGCGGTCGCATAGAGGCTATTGCATCTGGCTGTAACCCAGTAACCGAAAGGTCCGCAGGTTCGAGTCCTGCCCGCTGCACAAGAAAGTCTTTCACCATGACCAAGCCAACGCACGTTCCACCCTACCTAACCCAAGAACAAGTTGACGCCTTGCCTCACGGCACAGAGATCGTCGTCACTTGGTCCGGTGGCAATGGGCCAGCGGAATACACGGCGGGCAAGTGCGCCTGGACTGGCAAATCGTCAGCGTGGTTTACTAGCAAGGTTTCTCTGGACATGAACCCGATCTTTGTCGGCGACCTCGACTTCGTTGGCGACAAGAAACCTCATACGTTAGTTACCTTAGCCGTGCCCTAAGCGGGTACGGTTTTTGCTACCTATGACCGACACCAACCAGGAAAACGCACTACTACTAAGAAACACGATGAAAACCGCGTTTCCAGACTTGCAAGTTATCTGTAAACCATGACTAAACTAATCATCACGACTGATCTAGATAAACACGAAATACCAACACAGGAAGAACTGCTCGAAGCCGGATACGAGTCTCTTAGTGACTACCTGATTGATCTTGTTTACCTTGATACGCCGCAAATGCTTGATAAGGCTGTCTGGGAAATCGTAGAAACAAAATCACAGCCTACACTGGCAATGGCTGGGTAGTAGCTGACATTGAAAGACCCATAACCATGACTAACCCAGGCGTACTAAGCGACAATCAAATCCAAGAGTGGGCTTCTGCGGGCGGTGTTGCACCGTTCGATGCTCGGTTGATAAACCCGGCTAGTATCGACTTACGCTGGTCAGGCAAGAGCAGATGCGCTTACTATTGGGGGTGGTCTGAAATCGAGGACCGAGATGAACTTGTCGTGGTTCCCGGTGTATTGTATCTGCTTGATACAGTAGAAACAGTAAGTATGCCAGTGGATGCCTGCGGCCTCTTGTCACTCAAAAGCTCAATCGGTCGCATGGGCCTTGAGCATTTGCACGCCGGGTGGTTCGACCCAGGTTTTCACGGTACAGCAACACTTGAAGTCAAGAATATGGCCCCCTGGACAATTACGCTTAAACGCGGCCAGCCGATAGTTCAGCTTGCGTTGCTGTCCATGTCTCAGGAACCACGCCTTAGCTACAAAGCCACTGGTCGTTACAACGGACAGGAAGGCCCGACGCCTGCGAGATAGACACCTTAACCGTACCTTAAGCGAGTATGGAATAGAAAAGAAAACGAAAGATGACAACACTTCGCGGAAATTTGAGGTACGCACCCTCTTGTATTCCAGCACTAAGTGTGCTATAATGGTCTAGAAAGGAAAGGTAAAACCATGAACGCGCCATCTGTAAATAACGCAAAGCGATCATTCTGGTATGGGCACTACCTAAAACGCAGACGCGATGGCGTATGGTATCCGGTTACGCCCGATAACGGATGGTGGCACATGAGCGAAACCCCCAAAACCGTTTGTGTACCGTGTCGCAAGGTGTGGCGCGGAGCCATTGAGCGCAACGGGGGATGGAGACATCATAGAAAACCACCAACAGTGTGCCCGCACTGCGGCTCCGAGACGCGCGAAGTAAACGCGTCAGTGAGAGTGCCGCGCAGTGCAAATAAACGAGCGTGGCGCAAGAAATTTGGAAACGAAAGGTGAAACTATGAACAACCAATACCACAAATATGCAGTGTACGACGAATACGGTAAAGTGCCGCGTACTGTGATCGCCCACGGGCTTAACATTAAGGGCGATGGCACACTTGAGTTCATATCTTCTGGAAGCGGCAGCCCTTGCTTTCATGTTTCAACTGCTATCGCCGCCGGTTACTGGTCAAGGGTTGAGTTAGTTGAAACTGTTGAGGCAGTAGGATGACCTACACGATTTGCACCGCCTGCGAAATTCGCCACTACAAAGACTGCCCTGTTTGTTTCGGCTTTGGTTTTCACGATGACGGAACAATCGTATCCGCCAGTGAAGCTCACAACGAAAACCACACTGGCTGGATACGCTGTCACGAGTGCAAATCAACTCCGCTCGGTTTGCCAATGGATTACGACATCGCCTTCAAACAACGCGTCCTCGAAGCCGCCAAGGAAGACATCGTATACGACGCCACTACTGGCTGGGTCTTCTGGCCCTGGCAAGATAGCGCATTCAGGGGCTACTGGACCGCCGCCGCTTTACGCGTGATTGCAGATGAACTGGACCGAAGAGATGACCAAGAAGCCATTTAAGCGCACCCGCGGTACGACTTTTCGCGGGCGAAGCAATGTGCCACTCAGCGAGGTAGCCAATGAGCTATGCTTAAGCTACTCTACAGTCTATAACCGTGTTGTTTACAAGCACGAGACTGGCGACGACATTGAGCGCGGCCACGTCATGCACGACAGGCGCACTACGATCTTTCGTGGCAAGAGTGGTGTACCGATCAAGGAAGTAGCCAAGGCGCTTGGCATCCCTTACAACCGTGTGTTCCAGCGTTGCGCGGTGGGCGGGGCCACGGGTGACGACTTGGAACGCGAGTTCAAGGATGGCTACCGCGACCCACGATCCCCATTGGTGACAATTGACGGCGTGACCAAGAGCCGCGCTGAGTGGCAGCGCGAGTTCGGGATCGACAAGATGACAGTTAGCTCGCGGATCGGTAAACTAGGCTGGCCGATTGAGCGGGCGCTAACCGAACCTGTCAACAGAAAGAAACGGCCTACAGCAAAGCTTGAAGCAGAAGGTAAGCAATGATATACGACGCAAGCGGTATAACGATCTACAACGGTAATTGTCTAGACGTTATGCGCCAGATCAGCGACAACCAAGTTGACATGACGCTTACCTCGCCACCTTACGACAATCTGCGCGACTATGAAGGTATCACTTGGAATGAAAACGTGTGGAAGGCTGTCATTCGTGAACTATACCGAGTTACAAAGCAAGGTGGCGTTGTGGTTTGGATAGTCGGTGACGCCACGATCAACGGCAGCGAAACTGGCACATCATTCAAGCAGGCATTGTGGGCGATGGAGTGTGGGTTCCGTTTGCACGATACGATGATCTGGAATAAAGGCGGGTTTAGCGCAGTCGGCGCTCTTTCTACTAGATACGCACCAGTGTTTGAGTACATGTTTATCTGGTCAAAGGGAAAGCCCAAGGCATTCAATCCGATTAAGGATCACAAAACAAAACACGGCGGTAAGTCGGTAACTGGAACCGTGCGCCAGTCAAATGGCACAACTAAAGCAATGTCAAAAGTGATGACCATTAACGAGTACGCTCAACGATTTAATATATGGGATCAATCGCCCCAGAGGCAGAGCGGCAAGTGCCATCCAGCCCCGTTTCCGTACCAACTTGCCTACGACCACATCCTGTCGTGGTCTAACCCAGACGATACAATCCTTGATCCATTTGTGGGCAGTGGCACAACCCTTGTGGCCGCAAGAGACTTGGGACGCAAGGCAATTGGTATCGACTTATCACGGAATTACTGCGACATTGCCGTAGAGAGACTTGCGGCGTAGCCTCAACTCAAAGCTTGAAGCAGAAGGTAAGCAATGACCACGAACACAGCAACGAAAACCAAGGAGGACTTTCTGATGCGCAACTTCTTTTTCCTGGCGATCTTCTTGCCGGGATGCCTTTTCTGGTGGCACCGCTCACACAAAAGAACCAAGTCCCCCAAGTCCTCATTGCCCACCCTGGCATACGTCGAATGGTGAGCATGATACCCGCCCTTTAGTTTCTTGCCGCAGTCCTCGCAGCGCCCCTTCCTGTCACGGTAGAGGCGCTGTCTTTTTGCTTTCCATTCACTACTCTTAAGGTAAGACGAGTATCTAGTCCACCAGTCGGATCGGCTTGAGCCTTGGGACTTCATTGGTCTTGCCGCATACCCAGAGGGCACCGATCTCGTCGTAGACGATCCAGACTGGCGCACACTGGTTGGCCATTTTGTGCCACTTGATTTCATCGTCGGTGAGCTTGCGCTGACTTGGCGGCTTGGAACCATCTTTTACCTCCATGACTACCCACGCCTGGCCATCGTAGTTACAGGTGCCGACCAGGAGATCAGGGCACCCGGCACCAATACCGGCAAGCGACTGAACAAAGCATCCAGCGGCGCGCAACGCCTCCACGATCACTTTCTGGTTTGCATCCACCTTGGCTCGGTTAGTGCTTTGCGCCACGAGATTTCTCGGCCTCCTCTTTTCGTTCGGCTACCCAGGCCCACATGGCTTTTTCCAGATCAACGTTGTAACGCTGACCGAGCAGGTAGGCCCAAGCGATCACTTCCGTCATTGCATTTTCGATCATTCTGGTGTTGCCTTTGTTGGCGCCTTCCATGCCCTCAAGAGCGTCCTTGCACATCTGCATAGCGATCACGAGGTTGGAGTATTTCGGTTCCCTGCGGTCGAATTCGACATTTACCATGATCGAACCGCAGTGAGCCAGGGTGGTGTAAGCCATGAAAACAACCTGACCCAGTTCTTTGTCGATACCGTCCCTGATCTCCTTGCTCCTGGCGCGCAGGTCCCCTGGTCGTAAGTCATAGTGAACGAGGTCAAGCACCTCGTTTGTTTCGCCAAAGGTGTAGATCGCACTGGAAAGCAAGCCGGGGTCAGGAAAACCGGCAGTAGAAAGCATACGTCTTGTCTGGACAACTTGGTGTAGCGTGATCATTTTCCTACCGATTGGTTTGAATGCGCAAGCAACTGCGTTCGGATTTCGTGGATTGAGTAGCCGCAGGCGTACTGTGCCCCGTCCTTGATCTTAGTCCAGACGGCAGCACCCTTGGGGCCGCTTTCCACCAGACCTGTCGCATACAGGCCGGACATGACTGCATCATATACGTCCCTCGTGACCTTAATGTAGCTTTGCGGCCTGTTAGGCACTGTGTTGTTCCTGGGTCCGATCATCTGGTTGAGCATAGCTTCTCTGGCAAGGCCGCTACCAGGACCCTTACCGGTGGCCGTCTCGCTCATAGCGATGTAGCAAAAGTCCTCAATCTGGCGCAGTAGGAACGGCAAGTTGTTCACGGCGGGGAACGTCAAGGTTCCGTTGTCCCTAGTGCTGGTCAGTACAGGCTCGTCAGATGATCCGCTAGTAGCAGTCGAAGCCCTTGGTTCCTTAGCAACTGGATCACTGGTGTATACGGTCTGCTCATTGACATACAGGGTGCCCCTGGTCACATTGGCGTCGTTCCAGCCGCCCATGCCAGCAACCAGCTTGGCAAGCCCCAATGGGTTAAGAGCCGCAATCCAGAATGCTAAGATTAGCATCGCCGTCTTCTCTTCCGTGCCCATGTACAACGAGCGCAGCATGAGAAGAATAGCTATCGCCGCCACGATCCAGGTGACTTGCTCAAAGCTAGACTTAGCGCGGTTCTTGTACTGGTTCAGGCTCACCGCCATCAGGACCGCAATTGTGGCAACGTAGACGCCGCCAACGATGTCCAGTGACAGGCGAAAATCCTGGCTGTAGGCAAGCATCATCACAGAGCCGGCAATAAGCCAGGTAACGACTGTCATCAGGAGGCCGACGACGATCTTAATGCCCTGTTCCTCCTTGGCGTTCGACATATCACGAACGGTGCCTGGGTTAGCTGACCCCTCGATGACCTTGGCGGGCTTGCTGACCGGGATGTTGTAGCTATAGTTTGTAGTAGCTGTACCCTTGCCTACCCGTTCACGGATAGTCTCTTGGGCCGTGTGCTTCGCTCTGGCCATGTCCTGTCCTTTTACTGGTTACTCGTACTTGCTGATGTCAGCACCTTCTGCCACAAGCACTTCCTTGGCGGCTTTTACCATCGCGTTGTAGACTTCGATGGGAAACAGGTAGTGCTGCCAGTCAGTGACGATGTATATCACGCTAGGGTCATCGCTTAGAAGGCTAACCGTCTTGTAGTTTCTGGCTGATCCAGCTTGTGAGTAACCGAGAGCCTCATTAAGCTTACGCACCGCTGGCGGCGCGCCAACCTCCAGGATTTGTTCAGCCACAAAGACGCGGGCGTTCCTGATCTTCTCTTGCCTGGGAACTTTTGGTGGTCTTGCCATTTTTTAACCTTTCTGGTATTGACAAACTTAGGGACATATGGTACAATGAGAACATTCTAGCACATAACTATTTCGTTGTCAAGATAGGAATAAGAACGTTCTATGCCACAAACTCCGTTGCCGGATATCATCTACAAGGCGTGTCTCACGAGTGGCCGCTTCAGGACCAAGGACAGGGAAGTCATAGCTAGTGAACTAGGCAAAATGCCGCTTTCCGAAGTGGCGCAGATCAAGGGCATTGGCAACAAGCGCGTCGTGACTTACGCCAAGTGGGCTGGCAGGGACGCCGAATTGCTTAGTCTGGATAGCGTGGAGTTTCCGCACTCAATTGACCCGGACGAAGGCAGAAAAGCCATCTTCCTGGATCGCCTCAAGCAAGAATTTGAAGCCACTACGTTCAACGACGAGATCAACCTGGAGTACCTAGCCGAACTGTACGTGCAACGTTGGAACCTGTCAAAAGCCGTTATGTCTAGCGCGGACAGTGACGCGACAAGGGCAGCGCAACAGATCAATGCTAATATCCTTGCTCTTGAGAAGCACTTGCAGATCGACCCACAGACTAGAGCCGAGCAAGCGGCCGCTGCTGATCCCGCGGCTATCATTGGTGACTGGGTAGATCAGTCCGCCCTCTACATGGCTGACGAAGCTGTAATCCACAGCACTGAGCACGGCCCTGCTGGCTACACGATATGGCACTTCAAGACGCCAGAATACATGCCAAGGTGCGCTTCTTGTGGGCACCAGCACTTTGTATTCCGTTCTCCTTGGGATGAGCTAGACTACCCGTTCGAGGTAGCCAGGGAAGACCAGATCAAGCGCTATGTCAAGGGACGCGACTTCAAGCCGGAAGGCGCACCGAATTTGAGTATCTTTGAGGATAAGCCGCTATGAACGAAAATGGCGCGGTTTTATTGATAGTTTTACTTTTGTGTCAGATAGTTTTTCTTGGCGCTCTCCTTGTAAGCGAAGCCCTTAATGGCCCTCAAGATTAAGCGTACCTTCTCGGAGGAAGAAATCAAAGCCGGGATCACAATGATGTGCGACCCCGGCGGCTTTGCCCGTGGCATCATGCGCCAGCGGCTAGTCATACCGTACACGCGCATCGACCTGCCTGAGCACTTTCAGGGCAAAACCGTGCTGACCCATGAGCAGCGTTTGATGGTCTACGACGGTGCGACTTACGCCCTCCTGCGCTGGCGCAAGCCTAAGCAAGCCAAGGGATCGAAAGCGATCATCTTCCGCACCAGCCGCAAGACAGCCAAGACCACATTCGGCATTGAGCTTCGCTGGGCGTGGTGGTCGGTCATCAATCCCTACGGTAGAGAAACCGCTGGCCTCTTGCACACGCCCAATACGGCTCACCTGGCACCCGTCGAAGGGAGACTGGATCAGATGATCTGGTCCAGTCCCTTGCTCAAGATGATGTCGGCCGGGTCCAACAAGAACGACGGCATCTACCGCTGGAAGACGGGCATGGTCTGGTATCACCGCATCGAGGGTATGCGCGAGGACCGCGCCGGTCAAAGCATGATCGGCCTGGCCGTCGAATACATGATCGGTGACGAAGGCGCTTACTCAAGACACGGCCCCTGGCGTGAGCGCCTGGCCGTGCGGCTTCCTGGTTGTCTGGAAGTGTGGGGTGGCGTGCCAAGGGCGGGCGAGACGGGTCCGTTCAAGGAAATCGTCACCAGGGAAAGGTCCTTGAAGAAGTCAGGCAGGCGTGGCGAGTGGTCAGTCCACGCACAGCCCGATGATAGCTCCTGGCAATTCGCTGTTTACGACATGCGGGCTAACCCACTGTATCACAGCCAGCCTGAGTTTAAGCGACAAGTAGGTGAAAGTTGGGACAGCGAAGAAGCCTTGACGCAGGTCCTTGGCTTGGACAGCGAAGGCGGTAGGACGGCCTTCCCTGTGATCGCTACAGCGCCGATCCCGTTTCAGATGATTAACCTACAGGCAAGCGACATTGCTACTGGCGCAGCCTTCGACATCATCACGTCGCTGGGTTTCGGCAACGTGGACAGCCAGGAGTGGGGCATCTTCGCTGACTACGGCTATTCACCGTCGCCACTGGAGATGATCCTTGGCTACAAGATCAGCGGTTTGTGGTATGAGCACGCAAGAATCGAAGCCTGGAAGCTGGATACGCACGACGCCGCCAAGCTGGTAGTGATCTGCGACCAGGCGTTTCCGGCGCTTGCCAGTAGGGTTGTGCTGGACATCCACGGACAAGGTAGAGGCTTATACGACTTCCTGGCCAAGCACCCTGACTATATCCATCTGGGCTACGACAGCCGGGTTAGGGCGGCCAGCTTCGAGACTTTCATGGACGATGAAAACGTGCTAGTCCACAAAAAGTGCAAGCAAGTAGTGAAACCCGATCCCGAAATCAAGGAATACTACATTTGCGAAGCGTGTAACCTCACAAGCTTGATCCTGGGCAAGCGCAAACCGGACGGCGCTTGGGACGGCGATCTAGCGCCCATGCGGGTGCAAGCCAAGGAGCTATTGACTGGCGATCTGGTCAAGGCGTTCCAGGTGGGCGGCAAGTTTCTGGGTGGCAAAGGTGCTGATGAAGACGAGTGGGGCCTGGTGCTGTCCTTGCTGGACACTGAGCTTATCGAAGAACTCAGGGGCACCGTGGCCCTTGAGAAAGGTTCCCGGTCGGTGATCTTTCAGTCGGCCAGCGGCGAGAACCACATGACCGACGCGCTGAGATGTATAGCGCAGGGCGAAAGGGCTGGCCCGACGCTACTCATTAGCCGACAGCCCTCATGGTTGGAAGAAGCAGGTTTCAGAAGGAGATAGGACATGGAATATCGGTTACTAGAATGCCCGTTCTGCGGTTGCGGCCATGACTCGTTATGGGTTCACCTAGACGAGCGGGGGCGCGGGGTGGTTGAATGCGATTTTTGTGACGCCGTTGGTCCGCTTGTTTACCGAGTAACTTGTCCAGACGAGAATGATCGCCTGGAAAAAGCAGTCTCCCTGTGGAACGCGCGACCAGTACCGCCGAAGCCGATTGTAGTCACCGGCTCCTTGACGGTTGGTGAAAAGGACGGGCTACACTGCGTCATGGACGAGACTGGCATACATTGTTACAGCGGTAACAACTTGATCTGGGAAAGGGTAATGACATGAAGACAGGTTTCTTGCAGGCGAAGACAGTGATCTACAAGGAGTTTCTTGACAAAGACGACGCCTACCGCAAGCATCTAGCTGAGCAGTTCAAGCAGGAGCTTCTCGGTGAGATGCGCCTGGGTGTCGATTACTTTGTCTGGACGGATGAAGCGATGGTCAGCGTTGCGGAATACTACGGCATCCACCGGGACGAATGGCCCGACGACGCTGATGATTTCGGGCAGCGCTGGCTACCGCCGTGGTGGGCAATGAACAACGGGGAGATGGTTCTCGTTCAGCGCGGTCTTCTGTTACTGATCGACTGGTCCAAGTGTGAGCCAGGTGACGCCTGTATCGGGCGACCAGAGTGGAATGACTACCTTTATCGCGGCATGGTGTCTGTTCCTGGCCCAGACGGCAAAATGTGGACGTTTTTTGAGGAGCGCAACCCTACGCCGCAGAGGCATGTTCACATCTGGCGCAGGGGCGGTAGCGTGGGAGTGATATGATGACCTACACAGAAACCATTGAATGTACGGCACCACTGGTAGTCTTTACTGAGCAAAACTACGAAGATATACCAGAAGCCTATCGCTACGTTATCGACGCACAAAACGGCTTACCCTGTGACGGCGGCGGTGTTCCGGGCAACTGGTGTCGTCGCTGTTTCTGGGGTGCGATCTACAACGAAGAAAGCTTCTAGTGGTATCAAAACGGCAAAAAGCTAGCCGCAAGCCGGGATTTTCTGTGCCTTCGGCGTTTGCCTAGTAGGTGACAAAAAACGAAAGGAGTAAGAATGTGGACGAAATAAAGACGGGTGTGTTTGAGATTTCGACCGCTTTCAACGACTTCTGGCAAGACTGGCAGATTGAGTTAGCCAAAGAAGACCTAAAGCGCAGGGCTAGGACGGCGATGGACAAGATCATGCGCGAGGGCGTGCCGTATGTAACTTGCCTGCACCCGGCAGAAAAAAGAGGGGACAAGTTGGTGCTGATTGGTTTCTGTGTGCTGGCGTCATGGGCAGACTGCGAAGTTGGCGAGGCGTGCTATGTTACTAGCGCCGGTTCTGGTTCTGCGTGGGCTTTAACGGGACGTGTTTTTCAACTGGAAGCGCAACACACCGGCGGCCCCTACGATATTTACATTTACAGGAGAACACTATGACAATTAAGAGTATCAAAGACCCCGACTTCATGCACTGGCAAGTAAGGGACCTGGATACGGGCGAATTGGTGGATAACGTCGAGTGGGTAGACGACGACTTCAATGGCGCAGGTCGCGCTGCGGCGGTTGTGCGTGTTCTTACCAACGGCGGCACGTTGCGCAGTATTTTGTGGGGCAACTTCCGCTTAGAAGACAAGCGCGAAAAGGACAGCTTACTAGAAGCCCTTGACGGTGCCAAGAAGATCGTTGCGTTCTTTGAGGCGCTGGTTGAGGAACGCGAAGCCTGGCGCGCCGGTGGATAGAACTATCGACAACCAGCGACAAGTGTAGAGACTTTCACACGGACCGTGTGTGCAGTTCGTATCCTTAACAGGGTACTAACCGCACACGCGGTCTTTTTTTGCCCCGTTTTCAGGTAGTTCCGTACCTCACCTAGTGCGAATTCAGTAGCGGGTGGACCCCTTCTCCTTCTTGTTTTCCGTCGCGATAATATGCCATTTCAGGCATTATCTCACCATGAAATACCAGGCGGGCGGGCGGGATGACACCACCGTCGCGTACACGATACATATACCCACACGTATACACAGGGGGACAGGCGCAAGCATCGGGCACATGCGCAAGGGGGCATAGAGGCGCGTGCGGATACCTGATACATACATGATACTACACGAAACGGAAGCGTGGGGGGATGGGGTGCGCATTCGTTCACAAGCGTCGAGCAATCAGCATACGGCATGGTGCGGATACGGTACATAAAGCGTGCAAATGCGGAATTTGCATCGCGGCGGGGGTTGTGTTACCCGCCCGTCGTGCGTCCGCCTTGCATCCTGCCGCGCGAAATAGGGGTGGACTTTACTTGTACTACACTTGTACTACACTTGTACTTAACTACGCTAGTCAATCTTGGCGTGTAGGCAGTCGATCTTACACGCCAAGTCGCATAGTGATTTAAGGTAACGTTTTTTGTAGACAAGTTATGGCATATTATGTTACGTGAAATCGTTGTATACCTATTGTGCGCTAGTTGTGGTGAAAACTACTAGCTAAATGGCGTTTTTTTAAGGTACGGTTCGGTTGAAACGTGGTATAGTGCGGCTGTGGCGTCACCCGGACGCAAGCATAACCTACTCACCCACGAAGGGATACAATCATGCTGACAAGTAAAATCGAAACATTCTCCATTGACAACAATAGCTGGTTGGCAGTCTATCAAGTCAATGAGACAGGTATCATTTACGAGATCGACGGCGAGACTGAAGAGGATGCCGTTCATAACCTTTTGACCAGTCTCGCCATAGATTATCTCGCAAGTGAATTCTCGGATGCACAATGGTACAATACCTGCCGGGACTTTGGTTCGCAATTCCAAGCCTATCTTCGCTCTTGGAACGGCTAACCCACAACCCCTCCCCTCACCCACGAAAGGACTCGCTACCATGACTCGCACAATGAGCAAAGCTAAAATGAACAAGCTACCAGATCTGGCGCGATATAAGGTTTTGCGCCAGCACTATGACTCGCATTACGTCGTAGCATCCTATACCAGTCTGGACAAGGCGCATATGGCAGCTGAAAACGATGCGTGGTCGTTCGTCGGTCTCGCGAACGAATCGTCACCCATCTATATCCAAGTTTGGCAGCTATACGACGATGGCGCATGGGAATGCGTTGAACAGTTTACTGTTAAAGGCGCATTCTCACCGATTTTTGAATACTTGCCAGACTGATTGACTCGCTCTCCCTCGCTCACGAAAAGGACTCGCCCGCAAAGCGAGTCCTTTTCTTTACCCCCAATTCTTACAACACGTAAGACACAGCATTAAACGATTGAACGTCTAATGGTTTGATGCTAAACGATTGAACGTCTAACGATTGAACGTCTATTTATTCCCTACCACCAGGTACTACAGAACACCCGTTCGTTCCCTATTTCACAAGTGCTCATACCTGTACCATGCATGACAAGTACTAGTACAATCAGCGTACAAATAGAACATGCGTGCTACTTGTGAAAGTTTTCACGAATTGGTACTATTGCTTCTAAGCGATTTTACAGCTGCGCTACTTGTGCCTGGCTTGTATTGTGCTGCACAAGCGCGCTCACTTGTGAAAGATTACACAGCTACAGACTTCGTGCAATCCACAATGCTAACGTTAGCACCAGCCAGGCTGTGAATTCCTGTACAATGACCAGACAGCCCTTTCACAAATTGGTGCTATCGTCTGTAACGTGCCTTGCCAAGATAAAACGCCCAATCATACATGGCCTTGCTGTGGAACGCCCTACAGCGCGGTGCAATGCCATTTTGGGGCAATCTAGACTCCAATTGCCAATGGGGATTTTACATGCTGGATTGAAACGATTGCGAGCGCTAGACTGGCGCGCCTACATTAGATTATTCGCACCCGCGTATGCGCGCCCGCGCGCGCGAGAGACTACACGAATTGCCATAATCCTCTGGCATGTATACATTTTTGAGAAAATAGTAAATCTACGAAAAATCGCAAATTGGGTATTGACAAACGACTGGAAGTGTGATATCCTTTAGTCAAGATCGAACGACAGCACGAACGCAAGCGCAAGCGCAAGCGCACAGGCAAGGATAGCGCAAAGCAAATTGAAGAGCAATTCCAAAGATTTAAGGTTTAAGGGATTGACAATTTGCACAAACTATGGTAGAGTTTAGTCAATCGAAACAAACGTAGCACCTTAACAACTAAATAGCAATTTCCTGAAGTGTGCAAAAACGGACAACACACAACGATTAAGGAAATTGCGCAATGCATAGCGCAGAAAGTAGTTTCCGCCCTATGCATTGCGCAATCGAACGCAATAATCATGTTTCGCACTATGGAGGATACCATGAACAAGTACGAAGAACGCGCTTCCACCATGAGTAAAGCGGCCATCGAGAAGCTGTTGATTGACGCGAAAGACGGCTTTACGTCAATCAATCCTGAGTATCAGGCAGCCCTGGATCGACGCCTTGCCTGGTTGACCCCGAAGAAGAACGCCGAGTATCCGCAGCAGGCCGATATGTTCCGGCTGATTAAGCAGCGCGACGGGCTGAACGAGCAGATCAAGAAGCACATTGCCAACGCCAAGGCCGGCGGGTATTCGTATAAGACCGAAGTCGGCGGGCGCACCCAGAACACGGGCCGCGCGAGCGCTGGTGGCAATGGCCCAGGCGGTATGCGGGGCACGGGCCACAAGAAGAACGTGATGAAGATCACCGTGAACGGCGTGGAGTATGGTTCTTGGGTGGAAGTCGCGGCGGCGCACAATGTTTCCCCCGAACGGCTGGCGGACCCGGAGAAGAAGAACAAGACCAATTGGCGCAAGTACGTATGCGCCGCAGGTCTGGAGGGTACCGTCACCTTCACCGAAGATGGCGCGGAAATGAAGGCCGCTTACATTGCCGAGAAGTGGCTGGACAGCAGCAAGTTCCAGATCGTCTGAACCGCAGCAACGGGGGCAGGGACAGCAAACCTGCCCCCGTGCGCCTAAACCACCGACGCCGCGTTACAAGTCGCGGGTGCAAGAAGCGCGAGTAGGCGCATAGTGATAATGTTAGCACTAGGAGTTGGTCATGGCGGAAAACGTTTCAGTGTATGTCGGGCCGACAAGCGACGGCATATGCTTAATTTCGGTCTACCGGCGAGCGCGCCAGAGCAAGAATTACCGTAAGGGGTTAGCGGCTGGCGC